TTCACCCAATACAATTATGGCGGCCAAAGATTCAATCAACGCGCTCAACCCATCCCATGCGGCGTTTACTAATAAAACTTGCGACCCCTGTAAGGACCTGATTAAAAAATATATTACACCTAGATAACCTACCGAGCCGACCGCAAAATTTTTTATACCACCTTTGTTTGCGAATTCTTTATAACCAAAGTCTCCTATAATTTCGGTTAAGCAAAGTGCTCCAATATCTGCATAACTCATGTTACATTATTTACAGAAAAAATTTTTAGAACTTGTTTTATAAATACATTATAACGCAATTTTTACATTTTACATCATATTTTTATACATACAACGATTGATTGGTAACTACATATTTCAATGTCATATTGGGTATTTCTTTTAATTTACTGAGAAAGGCTATATTTCCAGTCATTTCCGCGATTTTTTCCATTTCACACGATATATTATTAATCTTCAACAGAGCCTTTACGAATTCTCCTAAGAATATTCCCTTTTCGCTCCCTAATTTTTGCAGAATCGCTTTACAAGATTCGACATTTTCGCAATCACACCATTCCTCCACATAATTCAACAAATCATAATGAATAGTGTAATCAAAACCAGTGTTTATTCCATATTTGAATTCTTTATTTTGATAATCGTTGTACATAACGGTTAATAAACGGACGGCTTGTTGTATTTCTTCATCACGCGAACCTGGACAAATACTTTTACACTCTTCTTGAACATTAATATTGGTGAATATGCTGAACAATGATACTAACTGTTTGGATGTTAAATGTTCCATCGATTTATCTTCTAATAATTTGGCAAAAGCTAAACAATGCACTTCTCGTAATTGACTGGCAAATTTACCTTTCATGGTGAGTTTCAAACTGGATTCATCGTATTCGCCATTGTCTGGGTTAGCAGCACCTTCTATATATGATTCGTCTTTCAATAGGTTTAATACGGAAGCTACTCCTGACTTGATATAGGAGTTTACGCCGTCAAATTGCCTTTGTAATTCATTTATTTCGTTTTCTTTTACACTCCTTTTCTGAAACGTTATTTTATCAGGTTCAATATATTTATAATTATCGCGTAGCTGGGTCAGTTGTCTTTCAGTATCTTTGCGTTTTTTATTTACCGCAGTGGAAAGCACTTTTTGCAAATCTATAAATTGTTGTATGACTTCGCTAGGGGTTCTTAAATTGGCGGCGGCACATGTTTTCATATTATCTAGTTCGACATTTAATGCGGTGATTCTATAATATAATTGTTGTAGCTGCTGGTCTAAATCACCTGTTACCATACTACGTTTGGCAAAATCGACTAATTTATTGTCACCAATATCAATTAAATTTAATAACAAATTGTGCGAGATTTTAAATTTAGACGTAAGTGTTTGAGGCTTGCCATTCATCATGGTTTTATATGACACCGAATCGACATTTCTGAAAAGGTTATTCATGTGGATTACGTGTCCTACTGTATCTAAACCGAGACGACCTGCTCGACCTGCACTTTGAGTGTACTCGTGAGCATACAATAGTCTCAAATTGGTTCCATCGTGTTTATGAATATCTGTGAATATACAAGTTTTTACTGGTAAATTTAAACCAATGGCTACAGATTCGGTGGCAAACAATAATTTTATATAACCGCGCGCAAAGAATATTTCTACGATTTCTCTGAATATGGGCAACATTTTTGAATGATGTGTAGCGACGCCTTTTTCCAAAAGAGCCACCAAATTTATATATTCTGGCAAATGAAAGTATTCTTCAAAATTCGGTAATTTTTCTCTTAAAATTTTATCACATTCTCTTTTTGCTATATAGGGAACTTTCGAATCAAACTCCAACAAATTTGTTGTTATTTCTTTCGAATAGGTTTCGATTTGTTTTATGGAAAATATATAACATATGGCAGGAGTCATTTCATTTTCGGTTAAATATTTGGCGACTTCATTTAAAGCGTGTGATTTTTTTACGCGAATCTCTTTCGACTCGAATAATTTCAACATTTTATGCATTTTTAAATAATGTTCGTCGTTAAAAGTATTTTTGGCATCTTGAATCACAAATGGTTTGTTAATGATATTTTTTATTTCTGCTTGAACTGATTTGTCTTTTACCGCCTTGAATATTCCTTGCGGCACTGTGATAAACGAATAGTGTATCAATGGAACGGCTCTTATGTGTTTCGCAGTTAAATAAACGATTTTATCACTGGTATTTACTTCTCCGCGGTTTTCCAGCCAATACGAGAATTTCACTGGGTCATCTAGAGTGGCGGATAAGCCTATCATTTGTACGTGTTTTGGTAACATCATGATTGAATTTTCCCAAACGTGACCTCTATCTTCATTGGCGATGTAATGAATTTCATCGAACACCACGCAACCTAATTCATTCTCAATGTCCATTTCAAAGGATATGGAAGAATATGCGATATTTGCAATATTATTATCTTTACTCTTTATTTGATATAATTTATTTAAAAGTATTTCGGTGGTCATGACCAAAACGTCGGCATCTGGATTGCAACGTATGTCACCTGTGATAATACCAACGCTAACATGGGGGTATTTCTGGGTGAAATCACTGAATTTTTGATTACTTAAACTTTTGATGGGTGAGCAATAAATCGTTTTTTTACCTTTTGAATGAAAATAGTCGAGAGCAAATTCGGCTGGCAATGATTTACCACTGCCTGTGGGACAACAGGCCAATACATGATGTCCTTCCACAATTCCTTCAATGGCCCATTTTTGAAAGATGTGTAAAGGATAACTGAATTTTTCAAAGTGAGATTGGTATTTAGCTTCATTTTCAGTTGGATAATTATTGGTAGAGCATATATGCACCATATTTAATGAAATATACCATCATTTCTTAGGCCAAATTTATATCAATTTTATTAGAATTTCTCTACATTTTGTAGTGGATTTATGGTTTTATTCACTGTTTTTGGTCCCTTCACATGTAGGTTCGGTGGAGAAATCTGGGGAAGACTTTTTTGGGAAATCCATTTTTGGACATTTTTTTTGTCCAATTTTCAAAACCTAAAATACTTTATACCAAAAATTTTTCTGAGACCATAATTGAATTTTATGGTCTGGACACTGAAAAATATTTTTTTATTTTGTTACGATAATATTTTTTATTTTAAACTATTTTTTCTTGGTTTAATAAAATGGGGACATTAGGGGACAATATTAAGCCAAAATTAAGCCAAAAATCAGCCACGAAATATTTTTGCGAAAATTGTGACTATGGTACGTGTAAAAAAAGTAATTACGAATCGCACATTGAAAGTGCTAAACATAAAAAGGTTACAAATGGTTACATTGAGGGACAAAAATCAGCAAAAAAACAGCCAAAAATTGAAAAAAATCAACATATCGGAGAAATATTTACGTGTTTTTGTGGAAAAGAATACATTCATAGACAAGGATTATGGAGACACAAAAAGAATTGTATCATACAAGAGACATGTGTATCTGAACATGAAAATACAATTATTACCAATAACCTTACTGACAAAAATTTAATTATGATGCTTATAAAGGAAAATAGTGAATTAAAAACAATGATGATGGAACAACAAAGTATGATGATGAAGGTTATAGAAAACGGCACTCATAATACTATCAATACTACCAATTCTCACAACAAAGCATTTAACCTAAACCTTTTCTTAAACGAGACCTGCAAAGATGCCATGAATATTAATGATTTTGTAGAATCTATCAAATTACAAGTGAGCGATCTGGAAAACGTCGGCGAAGTGGGTTTTGTAGAAGGTATTTCGAATATTATTGTGAAGAATTTGAATGCACTCGATGTCACCAAACGTCCTATTCATTGCACCGACAAAAAGAGAGAAATCATTTACATTAAAGATGACAATATTTGGGAAAAAGACGAATCGCAAGGCAAAATGCGACAGATGATTAAAAAGGTCGTATCAAAGAATCAACGGTTAATACCCAAATTCAAGGAACAAAACCCAGAGTATAACAAATCATATTCGAAGGTTTCCGACAAATACAATAAACTTATTATAGAATCCATGGGTGGTTCAGGTGATAACGACGCGGAAAAAGAGGATAAGATTGTGCGAAATATTCTGAAAAATGTGGTGGTGGATAAGTCAGTTTAGATGCGTTTTTCTACAAAATGTAGGAGACTTCGCATTTTTTGATGGATTTTTGGTCCCTTCACGTGTAGTATCGATGAATAAATTTGGGGAAGACTTTTTTGGGAAATCCATTTTTGGACATTTTTTTTGTCCAATTTTCAAAACCCAAAATACTTTATGCCAAAAATGTTTCTGAGACCATAATTGAATTTTATGGTGTCACGACATAAAAAATATTTTTTATTTTGTGACGATAATATTTTTTTATTTTTTTGATAAAATCCAAATTTTTATTCTGAGCATAATTTATGGAAACTTTAGGAAACCAAAATATGCCGAAATTATGCTATAAATATTATTGTGATTTATGTGACTATGGAACGTGTAAAAAAAGTAGTTTTGATAATCATAATATATCTACAAAACACGCAAAACGCATAAAATTATGCCAATTGGAAACTTTAGGAAACCAAATTATGCCTAAATTATGCTCTTCTGAATATTTTTGTGAAAAATGTAAAAAAGAATTTAAAAATCGTTCTGGATTATGGAAACATAAATCGAAATGTATTTGTATAAAAACAAATGAAATAATAGTTCAAAACAATAATAATATTAAACCATCTAACAATGATGCTTCGCCAGAACTAATAAACATTATAACCGAATTGGTAAAGGGGCAGTATGTATTACAGGAATCTATAATAGAATTATGTAAAAATGGAACTCACAACACTACACACACCAACTCGCATAACAAAGCATTTAATCTAAACCTTTTCTTAAACGAGACCTGCAAAGACGCCATGAATATTAATGATTTTGTAGAATCTATTAAGTTACAGGTGAGCGACTTGGAAAATGTCGGCGAAGTGGGGTTTGTAGAAGGTATTTCGAATATTATTGTGAAGAATCTGAATGCTCTTGATATCACCAAACGCCCCATTCATTGTACCGACAAAAAGAGAGAAACCATTTACATTAAAGATGAAAATACTTGGGAAAAAGACGAATCGCAAGGCAAAATGCGGCGGATGATTAAAAAGGTGGTTTCCAAGAACCAACGGTTAATACCAAAATTCAAAGAACAGAATCCAGAGTACAACAAATCATATTCGAAGGTTTCCGATAAATACAATAAACTTATTATAGAATCAATGGGTGGGTCGGGGGATAATGATCTGGAAAAAGAGGATAAGATTGTGCGAAATATTGTGAAAAATGTGGTAGTGGATAAAGAAAAATAATGTAAAAAAGCGACAATCTAATTTACACTATTTGTAACCTAATTTTACGTTTAAATTTCTCCTCATTATTAAATAAATATAATTGGAAGTTTTTACATTCGAAATTTTCGAAATTGTCACTCAGTTTAATTCTGGAAGACAATTTTATTTCAGGAAGAAATACATTATACATATACATTCCATCGTCAGTCATCGTCTTTTCATAAATATATCCAGTATACACCTTTTTCATTATATCTGAATGATTATGACACACCTCCAACAACACACTATCATTTTGTACATTTCGTATTGACCGCATCGTCTTATTTATGTAGTCTATATTTCCTAACCATTTATTATAAAATTCGCTAGCATCCGCGGATAATTGTATTATTTCGTGACATTGTTGAATTTTTATCATATTTAAAAGGTCTACAATACGTCGAATAGGGCTGGTAATATGTATATATGCATCCAACTCCAAAATGTCATGACGAGTATCAAGCGTTCCACATGTGGAACCATCTACATATTGCCCAGACGCACTATTCATTATTTTAATAAATTTACCAACGTCTTTCGGAATGGTCTCTGGAACAATATATTCTCGTTTCATTATTGTAGACCTAAACACACCAGTATTATATTTTAAAAGTTCTTTGGCACAATAGTAATTCATAAGAATCATCAAATAGCATACTACATCGTGACTATCTTCAATCCCACTACTAATGTATTTGTATTTCAATGAAAGCTTCCTCGTTACGTGTAAAAGCGCACCATATTTTTTATTCGATAACAATTTCGGCTCTTCATAACAATAATTTTTAATCACTTTTACAAAGCAGTTCACATATTGAATATCTATAATTTCGTCATTTTTTATAAAAATATCCATGGTGAATGCGACTCTGGTAACGCTTTCTTGTAAACTGCATAATACATCCGACAACATGGTTGGCATCATGGGTCTTTTTTTATCAGGTAAATAAATCGTTGAAACTCTAGATGAAAACGATTCCCATAACTGAAGAGCATCTAATAATATAGTAACATTGGATATATATATACTTAATTGTTTTACGCCTGTTTCGTGCTCTATAATACTAAACCCATCATCAAAATCCTTACTGTTCAAGGGATCAATCGTCATAATATGCCACTTTTGCTGGTCCGTTCTGTCTTGAATTGATGGATATTTTGTCCGGATGATTTCAAAAATCCCATCATGACTGCTACTTTCGAGCACTTTTTTTGAGGTATCTTTGTGAAATTTTTGAATCGATGCATTTAACCCTTTGCAGAATAGTTGATATTCGTAAAAGTTTTCAAGAATATCAACAGGGCCGATTACGTTATCTAGTTTACCTCGCGGATGTTTATCATCCCATTCCTCAAAGGTAAAGGTCACATACATATTTTTAAAAACCTTTAAAAACCCCATATTTTTTATTTCGTAGGGCACCAAGAAGGCAGGTAAACATATGTCATCTGGTATGCATTTATACAATAGTTTACCCGGCCCCTTTTTATTATTTTGTCGGCCGTACGTTTTATTACCAGCCAAGATTAGAACCCCCGGAAGAGGTGGCCCGCATCGAGTGGGTGACGCGGTAATTGTCGCTTTATTATGTTTATCTACTATAAACTCATCATTTGCAAATAATTTGCATTCAATGGGGTTGATGTCTAAACTAACTTTATCGAAATGTACGTCGTATATTTCACAAGCACTATAACTGCGGTCTTTTACATTTAACTTATAAGTCACCATTGTTGTATACGAAATCTTTTGTATTATGTTTTATCTTTGATAATTTTATTTCAATTTTAAAAAAAAACTTATTGATAATGAAAAATAAAAAATGAGCCAAATGACCCACTTTTTATTGTTATTTTATTTTTTATATGCTCGATGTAATTTTTTCTAATATTTTTGTGGAAGCACTACGACATTCGCTTATGGTAGAACGACACATAGCACAATCGCTCGTTGATTTTTTACTTGAATTTATTTGACCAATGATACAGTCACCACAAAATGAATGACAGCATCCAAGTTGTACCATTGAATCATTCGTCATTTCGGAGTAACAAATAGGACATTCGTCGTGAGATTCGCTCGCCAAAGATGGATTATGAGTGATGGTAGGTATTTTCTTAACCACAACTCTTGGTTGATAAGGAGGAAGAGCAAAATATGAATTCATATTATTATTTAACCAAAACCTAATACGGTTCATATCTATAAGATATCTTCCACTGTTTTTAATAATCATATTTAACTTATCTACGGCAAAACGCATTGCATTTTCATTCGTTACAAATCCTGATAATAGGTTTGATAATAGGTTATTATTGGGATGCAAATACATTTCAAGAATGGTAATTGCATTGGTTGAAGTGTCGTTTCTCAATTCATTTTCAGCGTATTGAATATAATAAGTATGCAGTTTTTCTTGGTACTCACTACGTGTCGTTCGTAAATTTGTATCCAACCGAACTAACTTTGCTAATATTCTATACTCGCTTGTTGTTAAGTGGTCCAACCACAATTTATGGGTTTTTTCTGTATTTGGATGGGTCTTTAGATAGCGACTTGTCGTTAAATACATAAACATAGCACTTCTGTGTAACCTTTCACTATCAGGATGACTACAGTTTCGAATGTTATGCCCTGTGCACTTGCAAAACGAACAGCTAGGAGGACGACGTTCGAAACTAAACGGAACAAACAAACTTCTATTCTCTTGTGCGTTTACTAAGTTTATTACACTTTCTATACTTAGAATGCGGTCAAGCGTAATTTCTACTGGCTGGATTTGAACGGCGGTGATTGCGGACATTTAATTTTAAATTATTGTTGGTGTAATTTGGGGTGTATAAGACCCATTGCAAAAAAGCATTTCAATTTTTTTTACACCTTTGCGCATTTCAAATGCGCAAAGTAACCGTTCCATGCCAATCATAACTGCCCGCAAAGCGGGTGTTTTGAATGTGCAATGGTGTAAAATCGACTTTCGTTCCCAACGAAAAAATTTTATAATTTTCCCCTTTCGTAAAACTCAAGGTGGATAAAATGCGTATTATTCAAGGGTGTAAAAAGTATTAGAAACAATGTGATATATGTATATATTATGGAAAAACGCGTGGTGGCGATTATTATGGCAGGAGGCCTTGGAAAAAGAATGGAATCGGACCTTCCAAAAGTACTACACAAAGTGGGTGGGGTTTCGATGATTAACCGTGTTTTATTGTCCTTGAAGGATCTAGAGAAGAAAACGGGTGTGTTGGACAAAATTATTGTCGTGGTAGGGAAATATAAAGAGCAAATACGCGCGGTTATCGAAGAGTTGGAGGGTTTGCCTGCGATTGTTTATGTTACGCAACCTGATCCACTTGGAACAGGTCATGCGATAATGTGCTGTAGGGAGGAATTGGCGGAGTGCCCCAACAGCGATGTTTTGATTCTCTCTGGCGACGTTCCATTGTTGACGATTCATACCATGCAAAATTTGTTGGGCATGAAAAGTGATGCAAAATTGATTGCGACGAATTTGGCGGACCCTACTGGTTACGGTAGAATTGTAAGTAGAGATGGCAAATTTGATAGGATTGTTGAACAGAAGGATTGTAATTCTGATGAATTGCAAATTTCGACTGTAAATGGTGGCATTTATTGTATAAAGTCTTCTTTGTTAACGAAGTATTTACCCTATTTGACGAACCATAACAAACAGTGCGAATATTATTTAACCGATATTATAGAAATTATTAAAACACACGAGAACGTGGATATAGATATATTGCAGATAGAAAAGGACCGCGTGCACGAGATTATAGGGGTGAATACCATACAACAATTGGTCGAGTTAGAAGAAATGCTGGATATGAAAGAAATGATGGAAAAATAAAAGACACTCTTGAGAATAAAAATAAAATTGATAAATATAAAAGAACAAATGTAACTGCATCTAAAACTAAAAGAAACTACATTTAAAACTAAAAACCTAAATCTAAAAAATGTTTATGGAAACAACTGCTGAAAATAGAAATAACCAAATCGTAAACCATATGAATATTCGTCACCAAAGAACAGAGCGAAGATGTTCTTATTGTAGACAACCAGGACACACCATTACCAGGTGCAATAATGATAGAATACGCGAGTTTGAACTAATTTGTGCCGAAACTGCTAGAAATATAAATGTGCCAGATGATTTCAAAAAATGGCTATCCGATAATTACATGAATAACCAATCCCTTTTAAAAACATTTGTGATTCGAAGAATGGGGTATACAAATCGAACACGCATTCCGAATTGTATTGATTTAATAACCGATTATATTTACCGCAAATACAGACCGGAGATGTTTAATCGTGAACGTAGAAATTTGATGAATAATGTTGAGTCATCAGAGAATACTAATATAGATGACAATGATGCAGTACGTGATAATACGCATTTTGAAAACGAATTTATAAATTTCTTAGTGCAGCTTCGACAAAACAACCGAAATCCAAATAGAGGATTATCAGAAGACCAACACGTACAAAATATGGGAAATATGGAAAGAACCCTTATTCAAGAATTATTTCTGTCATTCTTGCATAATTTTAATAATGGTCATAGAATCGGTGAAGTAAACAATGGTCCTAGAAGATTTAATATAAATTCTATCATTGACATATCGAATGAGGTCGATACCAATGAAAATAGTAGATGCAATATTTGTTGGGATGAAAAAGAAAACGCCCAATTTGTTAAATTTGGATGTAATCATGAATTTTGCAAAGAATGCGTCATTGCCAGTTTCAGAGGGGAGCAAAGACAACATCCTTGTTGCGCACTTTGTCGTAGCGCAGTTATGTCGATGAGTTGCAAAACCGTAGAGGTTCATGCTGAACTAGCAGAGTTTATCGTGTAGGTAGGTTGATTTGTTGTATAAGTATACTTTTTTATTTACATGTAGTGTCTGTGTGTATACACATGTAAATAAAAGAAACATCAAAATTATTATATAGAAAGAAAAATTAAAAATAAAAACCGTAAATTCATCATCAAATATTTTCTCAAAACGTGGAAAACATCATCATCCCAGAATTCGACGTTATTTTTATCTATATTGTTGTCTTTAATTGGTCGGCAAAACTACAGCTCCGCCTCATCCTCCTTTCATAACTCCAGGCGGAGCAGCCATAGGGGTCATTGGTTCGCCTCAACCACCGCGCATGAAAACGCGCTTAGACTTTTTAACACGCTGTTTATTGACGCGTTTCTTTGTTGCACCTCGACGTCTAGTGCTACGCTTCTTTGTTTTTCCGAAGGCTGAAAACAGTTTCTTCAAGAACTTCATTTATATTATAAAAAGATAAAAATTATTTAGTCTATTTGGGTGCCAAGGTTGTTACTTCCTTCATTTGCCAATACTGGTTCTAGACCACTTGGGTCTGAAATATCGTGGCTATTTTCTACATGGTTCAAGTCATCAGTAGGCGTAGGCTCTATAATTTCGTTATTTAATTCTTTAATACTGGCTTTTTTTACTACATTTCGTTTCACGTTTTGTATTTGTAACGCATGCAAGCCAATATACGGCAAAATTGCGGCATTATTCATATAAGTCCTATAATTGAAACACGAAATACTCGTATGATTGTTAAATTTAATACTATACCACCAATACGCAGGAATAAACAATGTTTTACCTGGAACCAGGGTAAACTCTAAACATTTAATTTTATCAAAATCCGCGGTATATTTTGGCTGCGGTGACCATGGATTCACTGGAGATTTAAATTCAAAGTTTTCATAATCATAAATCGGATACAAATATTTTGCACTATGCGGAGGTGCCAATTTGATTTGTGCAGTCCCTTCCGTCAAGAGCAAGAAATTTCTATAATTGATCTCATACCTAAACGGGGTACATGTTCCGTTACTACCCATCATAACATCATAATTGCAATTCGACACCATATAGGGTCGTAAAAACTCGTCGTTATATTTAAGATTCTTAATGACCCCTGTTTCTTCTAAAAAATCCTTGTTATTTTCTGAAAAATACGTCGCATTTTTATCTTCTTCAAATAATTTCACGGCTGCATGTATCGGAAGAGGTATATATAACTCCGCATTGGAGTCTGTTTCTTTAATATTTCTAATTTTGACCTCGAAAGCATGATAATTATTGGCAATATACGTTTTGTTAGACGACTCTATTATTTTTTCACAATCAAAGTCGAACAATACTGGCTGCCTTATATCACAAATTTCTTCTAAACGTTCCTTCGAAGGTTGGTCAACTTCATACATTTCTAAATCTTCACTCGTTTTCAAATGAAATTGAATGTGTAAATAAATAAATAATACTAAACAAAAAATAAAGAATCCAATTATCATTTTCATTGTATAATCTTAAATAAAAATAATAATAATTTTTGTCAACTAGAACGAAGCAAAGCAAAGCACTATTTATTCGTCCGATTTCGGTGCAATATAAAATATCAATGAACTTTCATCGCCTAAATCATACTTTATCTTCATAGGACATTGATTGCTTAATGAAAAATCGATGTCTGGTGAAAGTTTATTGGTGATGCACATTTTATGAATATAGACTAAACTGTAGGTCAAGACAATTTCTTCGTCTTCTACAACACTGTAACTCGTGAGGTCATCGACTGGAATATCCACTCGCATTTCACCTGCTAAACCATTGGTGGTTAAACGAACATTGTCATTGGAGCAATGGATAATAATATCGTTGCCGAAATTGCTTAATTGCGAGCATATATCAGCGATTTCTTTAGAAGATAACGAAAATTCGGCATCATATTCGACACTTGGAATATGCATTTCTTCATAATCGTATTCGGAAAGCGGTAGTTTAAATGATTTTTTATACTCTTTTTTGGGCTGCTCCTCGGCATTTGATGCAAAATAAATAAGAAGAATGTCGTCGTTTTTATCGTCGGTTTCTATTATTAAATTTTGGTGGTCACTTTTCGTGCTAATGATAGAATGAAAGGAATTCGCATCAAAGGCAAGTTTTAAGGTTTCTTCGGTTGTCTCATATTGTGCGAACCAGTTTTTATGAATTTTGGTTTCGAATAAACAGACATGCGACTTGTCTAGACCCTGAATGTACAACTTTTCTGCTTCAAAGGTGGCATTGATAGTCGCCGTGCAATTTTTAAACACTTGAAACAACGAAACAAAGTTTTCCTTCTTCTTTTTATCGTGAATACAAATACGCATATTAGATAGTAGAAGGTGTTCTATTTAATATACTTTTATCATTGTACTATTTTTATTTTATATTTTTTTAAATTTTTAATTCACACTAGAGGCCAATTCTTGTTTGATAATATTTTTCAAGTCAACACTCATAATAGTATTGATGTTTTCATGGTCATTGACAGAATCAGCATCCGCGAGGGATTCTTCGCCAGATACACTATCGTTTTTAAAGTCACTCGCGTATTCATTCGCGGCGTCTTTTACAGAAACATCCCCTGAATCAAAGGTGATTTGAACGTTTTTTTCCAAATCGGCGATGGCATATTCGAAATCACTGAATCGGTTGTTGGTTTCACTCGCAAATAAATCATATTTCATCATAAATGTTTTCAGGATATCCTTAGTTTCTACTAATTCTCTTTCAAACTTGAATAATTGTTCGGTGTGCTTCGCAATGGCTAAATTGTGTTTGACGCCTTCATCTCCGATGCGTGTAAGCTGTTCCGTTAATTTTGTAATAGATTCGGTAATACCCTCGTTATGTATTGTATCAGGTCCTTCCGATTCGTTCTTTTCTAGCAGGTCCAGTCTATTAATAATACTCGTTAAAACACTATTATCTATTATCCTCGAGTTTTCAGGTAAATTATATTCCGACGATGATTCATTATGGTCGCCGTGTTCATGTTCGGTTTCCATGACCCATTGTTCTACACGTCCTAAACGTAAGGTGATTAAACCGATGGCATCAGAAATACTTAACTTTGAAAATGGTAAGGAATTCTTTGCTTGTTGTTGAGATTTTTGCACTTGTTGATATGCGTTATTTTGCGGCATAGGTTGTCCTCTGGCCACTCTTACATTAGGTGCTGGGGGCGGCATATTTGGTTGATAACCTGGAGGCATTTGTTGCGCAAATGCGGATTGGGAAGCGATAGATGTGACTGGTCTATTTCCAGATACAGGGGGGGTATTTTCACCAGCTCTTCTAGCTCTAGCGGCGGCAAGGGAACGTGAACTCATGTTATTAGTAAGTATTGCTAAATTGTTTTTAAACCTTTTTACGCACAACACCAATTTACAAAGGCCCGTGTGTAAACAATATATTTGGGAAAATGCCCTAAACTATAGAATTCCCTATATTATACTATCGCGCATTTTACAAAAATAGTTTTCGACCATTGGTGGATGAAAGGATGCTGCGTTTTTCCACCTTTGCATTTATCTCCTTTATTAATTTTTCGGTTTGTTTCTCGGTTAGTCGTGGTAAAATGTGATATAATTTTGCTATATAATTTTCGGGATGCAATGTTTCGCAAATTAAATTATTTACCAGCATTTTATCGTGTTTCTCTAATAAAACATTGTATAGAATTTCTTTGTTGTAGGGGACAGTTCGTACATTAGTTAACTCCTTTAATAATTCTTTTGCGCGCACCATTTTTCCTTTATAAAAAATCTCGTGGTTTTGACTAATATACGTTGTTTTGGTAGGATAATGTTTACCTAGTGCGTCCTTTTCAATACATACCAAGAATTTATCATGTGTAATGGTTTGAGTAACGGCTACAATTTTCTTATCGCGAATGGTGTGGATTTTAGTGTCAATCTCATTAATATTCACGTAACCGCAGTTGGTGAGTATAGGTGTTTTAGCAGGAAAACAAATATCACTGATAGGAGTGGGGGTGGGTCCAGACGTAATCGTTATCAAAAAAGGGGCGGAGAAATTCGAGACGTCGGCACCTAGGGTTGCTCTAGCAGTAATGGAATGCGTACCAAGCGATAAATCGGTAGGCAATGTAATTGAATAATCGCCATTTACGTCGGCTACTCCAGAAGCACCAGGAATGGCGACGCCATTATCGTATAATTGCACCGTGGAACCAGGTGTGGAAGTGCCTGTAAACGTAGGTCTAGGATTAGTAGTTACAGGACTACTACTTGTTAAGGTGGGCGTGGGTAAAACACCTAGGGGGAATAAGCCGATAAAACCAGGCATAGAAGGCACAATAGTACCTGTACCTGCTTTCGCACCGAAACTTTTGCTTTGTGTTTGCAATGGATAGGTTATAATATGAGTCCAATATTTCGCGGTAGGGTCATAGTAAGCTATTTTTTGACTGGCTGGATATTGAGACTCATTGGTAAATTGACTACTATTAAAAAATGACTTGTCAAAATCCGTATAAAAATAAGCGCTGTCTAAATCAAGACAATCTAAGAATGCTGAACCCTGTATAGTAGTCACTGATTTAGGTATACTAACGGTGGTTAATCCAGAAAAGTAAAATGCACTACCGCCAATATTTTTAAAAGTTGGATACGGAAATTCTATAGTCTTTAATTCTGGGCAATTATTAAATGCAGAACCATTGATAGATTGTATATTATTTAAAGAAACGGATGACAAATTTGGACATCTTTCGAAACATTGATTTATATAGGTATAAGTAGGTGGTATTTCCACACTGGATAATATAGTACTATCATTAAATGTATATTGACCTATAACTGTCTGGTCAAATGAATTTAAAATGGTTTGAACGGTTGCATTGGTTAAAGGATTTTGTGCCAATGCACCATCACCAAAACTAGTGACACTCGATGGTATGGTAATCGTGGATAAATTACATAGATAAAATGCGGCTGAGCCTATGGATACAAAGGCTGAAGTTGGCGCAGCAAATGTAACAGTTGATAAATTGTTACACTCACGGAACATATTATTCGTAATTGCAGTTACACCAGATTCTATAGTGACGCTCGTTAAATTATCACAGTTATAAAAAAGATAATCGATGTTAGCGGTAAAGGTCGCAGGAATAGAAATCGATGTAAATAAACAATTTTGGAATGGTGATCCGTTAAAAGTAATCGTTGGTGTAGTTAACAAATTAATTGCAAACGCGCTGGATACATTGGTGCCTGAAAACGCACCTAAATCTATACTAGTAATAGTATTGATATTGGAAAAAGTAACACTGGTTAAATTTGTACATCCATTAAAACAAAATCCAGGTATGGACGTTATGGATGATGGAATAGTAACACTGTTCACATTTAAACATTCTTGAAATAAATTGGTTCCTAATTGGCTACTATTAAATTGATTCAATATGGAATTCACAAAAACGCCATTTACACCAGTTCCTAAAAATGCTAAATTTTGTATAGAAGTTATGTTTCCTATATTTGAAAATGTAATGGAAGTTAAATTTGAACATTTATAAAAATAATTGCCCATATAGGAGTGAGTGGATGGTATAGTAATACTGGTGACTGCTGTGCAGGTACCAAATAGTAAGACTCCTAATTGAGCTTGAGTAAAAGTATTCAATACATTTTGCGCAAATGCATTACTTAACCCACTTCTCGAAAAGGCACCATCACCGATAGTTCCTGTAATATTTGCGAAATCTGTGATATTCGTTAAATTAGAACATCCAGCTACAAAATAACCAGGCATATTAGTAATAGACGTTGGAATATTAACACTGGTCAGACTAGTACATTCGTAAAAAGTACCACCTTCAATGTTAGTTACACTATTTGGAATAGTAATACTAGCTAAACTAGTGCAACCACGAAAGACTTCTTCACCTATACTGGTTAGACTAGTACCCAATGATATATTCGATAAAAGTGTACAGTTCTGAAAAGCATGAATATTTATACTTACTAGTTGGGCGAACCCAAATTGTACGCTTGTTAATTTCACACAGCCATTAAACATGTAACTTGATATAGCTACAGTTGAAGTCCCTGTAAAGGTGACACTCGTCAAGTTTGAACACTCGTTAAAAAAATAATCCCCAAAGGTTACACCACTTGGAATAGAGAGATTGGTTATACTTGTACAAGTGTAAAATATAAATGAAGAAGTTAAATCTAATGGTGGTGTTCTGGATAATAAAGAGTTTACAAACGCACTATTTACTCCTGAACCAAAAAAACATCTATCATCCAATTTAGTCACACTAGTAGGAATGGTAAAATTTGTTAAACTGGTGCAGCCTCGGAACATGGATGAAGGAATTGATGTTAAAGTGTTATTTAAAACCACATTTGTTAAGTTGGAACAATTTTGAAATATACTAGAACCTAAATCTGTTACACTAGAAATGTCTATTTGTTGTAGTGCCGAACATCCATCAAACGTAGTATCACCAATGGATGTCACCGAAGTAGGAAGAGTAATACTAGTTAAACTGGTGCAATTATTAAATAAATTAAAAGACAATAGTGTAAAATTTGCATTTGTAGGAAGAGTTATATGACTTAAATCACTACAATTTTGAAATACACTAAAATTTATAAAAGTAACCGAGTTTGGAATTGTAATGTCTGTTAAACTAGAACATGAAGCAAACGCGTATTCATATATATAACCTATGGTTGATACAGATTCAAATGTAACGGATGTTAAATTTGTGCAACCATTGAAAGAAAAAGCGGACATACCAGTAATGGTATTTGGGATGGTATTATTGTTTAAAAAAATACAATTTTGGAACAACCCTTCTGGTACAGTTGTAATTTGCTGTAACACTGTGTATACGAAATCATCGTTTACCGCCGTGCCAGCAAATGCATAACTACCAACAGACGTAATAGTGCTTATGTTCGCAAATGTAATGTCATATAAATTAGTGCAATTTTGAAAAAATCCATATGGTATATTTGTGATGCTACTTGGAATAACAATATGGTTTAATAAAATGCAGCCATTAAATAAATTTGTTGTATTTTGTGCAATAGTAGGTATTGAATTTAATATAGTCTGCACAGTATCATCTAGAAGATATGTATTGGCGAACGCAGCATCAGCTATGGATGTAATAGTTGTTATATCGTCAAAAATAATTTCATCCAATTTGCTACCATTAAATGCATTGTCGGATATAATTGCACATGCCGAAGATATGGTAACACTTGTTAAAACAGTATTGTTTAAAAATGCGTTAGCGCCTATAGATGTTACTGAATAAGGAACGGATAACACCGTTATTGCGAGCGGAATGATTATAATTGGTGTTGAAATAGAAGAACTCGATGAAACGTATGCGGTAGAACCACTATATGTATACGTTATTCCTTGAGCGTCTGTATAAGTAGACATTTTATATATGAATATATAAAATATATAAAATATTGAGGTTTCATTTTTGTCTAAAGATGGTTTATGGTTTTATTCCACCTTCAGCGAAGCACCATTGGGTTCTAACGGTGGATGTGAGTTTTGGCTCCACTTTGGCTCTACTTTGGCTCCACTTTGGCTCCACTTTGGCTCTACTTTGGCTCCACTTTGGCTCCACTTTGGCTCCACTTTGGCTCCACTTTGGCTCCACCTTTCTTAAAGGTGGATTAAAAATTGAATAATGATTTGGCTCCACCTTTTTCAAAGGTGGATTTAGGCCACCATCTCAACCTTAATTGCTTCATGCGATTTGTAATTGTGTATTTCAAAATCTGCCACTTGGTAATGATTTATGTTATCTTTCACTTCTTTTATAGAAACTGTTGGAAAAGGATATGGTTCTCGCGTCATTTGTAATTTACAAGCATCCATAGCATTTTCGTATATATGACAATTCCCGATAAAATAGACGAATTCGTGCGCTTCTAATCCACAGTGGGTGGCCAACAAATGAGTAAGGAATGAATAAGACGCTATATTGAAGGGCATTCCTAAAAATACGTCCGCGCTGCGCTGATAAAGAGCACAGCTCAGTTTATTACCATTATGCACGTTAAATTGACATAAAATATGGCACGGTGGGAGCGCCATTTCGTTCAATTGGCAAGGATTCCACGCCGTCATTAGTAAGCGCCGACTCGTCCGTTGCGCAGGGTCTTTTAACGCATCAATAATATTCTGTAATTGGTCGACCCCTTCACCGCTATAATCTTCATCGCCTTCCCATTTAGCGTTAAAGTGTCTCCATTGATGACCATAAATAGGTCCTAATTCGCCGTCCGAATAATGCGCCAGACCACGTGATGCTAAATAGGTGGGCGCTGCATTCGCGTCCCAAATATGAACGCATTGTTCCTTCAAAATATTATTATTTGTCTTACCTCTTATAAACCATAATAGCTCTTTTAGGCAAGTCTTCCAGGCGGTTTTTTTGCTCGTTAAAATAGGTATTTTTTCATCCTTTAGAGAAAAACGCATCATGTTTCCAAAAATACTCTTGGTCCTACCATTTCGGCCGTCTTCCCAAGAGCCGTTTTCCATGATGTCACGAATCAAATCTAAATATTGATATTCTTCGTGATGCATCTTTCTCTCTATTTTGTCTATTTTGTCTATATCTATTTGAGCCATATTCTATGTGTAATTATTTAGCGAATACTTTTTAAATTGTTTCCCCCCTTTTTATAAACAAAAAATGAGAGACAAAATTGATAAACAAAATTTGTAAATTATTAATTTCTAATTATACCCTATATAAGGATATATGGATAGTTCAGATGATTCAAATAAAAGTTTCTTTAAGCATGTTTTTAATTTTGACGATGATTCAAAATCCGACATATTAAATATAATTCAATATGCTTTAATCGCGATGATTCCAGTAGTCGTTTTAAATAAAAGTATAGGAAAATACGTCCCTGAATCCGACGACAAAAAGGGAAGTTTAGAAATAAGTGCCGAAATAATGATACAAGTTATCGTGACCTTTATGGGACTATTAATCATTCATCGAATCATTACCTTTATTCCAACCTATAGTGGAGCTAAATACCCAGAATTCCACATTATTTATATTGTTTTAGCAATATTGATGATTGCGATGAGTCTACAGACCAAATTAGGGGAAAAAGTAGGTATTTTAGTAGACCGTGTTATGGAGTTGTGGGATGGTAAAAGTGATAAAAAGAAAAGGGGGAAAAACTCGGTAAAAGTGTCTCAGCCCATTTCTGGACAAATTACCGGTCAACAAATGAATAATGCCGCAATGACCCAATCATTGTACACCGATGGAACCGCGATTAGCTCTCTTCCTAGTGATTCGCAAAATACTATGCAACCAGAGCAATTACCCAATTATAACGCCATGTATAGACAGGATACTACACCATTAGTTGGCGCCGCTAGTCCAACCGCGCAGCCAATCGAAGGATTTGGCGAACCTATGGCGGCAAATTCCGTGTTAGGAGGTGGTGCTTTTGGTAGCGCGTGGTAATCCACCTTATCCACCTTTAAGAAAGGTGGAGCCAAATCCACTTCCACCTTTCACTACGTAGTGGAAAGGTTATAACGAAGTAAGAGCCAAATCCATTTTTTCAAAAGTGGAGCAAAACCTATAAATCCACCTTTAATCCACATTTCACTACGTAGTAGAAAGGTTGTAACGAAGTAAGAGCGAAAATTTTTTGTTATACTTTTTCTAAAAGTATAGGTGGACTGAAATCAGTATAAATATAAATTGTCATATATATTTATATAGTATTCTCAAGATGGACATTCAAAAATTATTAAAAGCATTAGACGATGAAACAAACGAAACTCTTTTAAACTTTACCACCGACAAAATTAAAGAAATGAACGTAAACATTTTGAAAGAACTACACTTGCCAAAAGAAGAAACCCTAAAATTACTAGATAAATTAGCCGATTACAAATACGTTGACGAAATGAATGAATTGAAATACGGCGCTTACATTCGATGGATTCCAATCGAAGACCCTACCAAAATTCAGCTCTCCAAAGGTGCCTTATTTTGTGAAATGAAAATCACGGATAATGGGGTATTTTGTATTTGCAAAAATTTTGGATTTTCTAACCGGCATTTTCGTATTTCGATGGACAAAAACCTTATATTCCAACGCCTCACCGAACAAGAACAAGTGTTGTTGTACGCATTAGACTATTTAGCAAAATAAAGTAGCACTTTTTGACCTACAATAGGTCTAAATATTTGTAACCGTCGCGTCGATTTCCAGTGAGCTATTGTAGATGTATTCTTCCGCCTTTCTCTCTACCTGCTGGTTTTTACAAAAATATAATTATTATGATACATACTAATTATAATAAGAAAATAGTTTTATGTAACTATATATTTTACAGCGACGCTTGGATTATTTCCTAGATTTCCTAGTTTTCTTATTGCATTTACAATCGGCGAATAATCCAGGGATAAAGGTGCCCAACTGAATTAGCTGAATATGTGATTTATGGACGGGTTTCTTCATGGTGCCGACTTTTTTGCCCTTGTGATATTTTGTTACAGTTTTGTAGCCTTTTCCGTTTTTAATGGAAACTTTACGCACTACTTTACCGCCCATTTGTTCTTTTCTAACTTCGGTATTTTCATAATTGAAATTGTTGGTCTCCATTTTATACAATACAGACAGAAAAAATCTATGGTATCTATATATGAATAGTACTTTGGTTCACTTATTCCATATGTTCATTGTCGGCAGTTTATTTCTTTACGTAGGAATAAATCGAGAGAAAGTGTGGAAGCACCTGTTTCCACTATTAATGGGCCTGGGCGTGGTCATTGTGTGTTATCACATATATAAAGCATATACGTATATGACGGCTGGAAAGGGTTATTGGGTGAATTTGCTACATATTTTCATTATTGGTCCCTTGTTGATATACATTGGTTATCACGGTGAAAAAACCGCTAGATTATACTTTGAATTATTGCTAATGTTGGGATTTGCCTCTATTGGTTATCACGGTTATTATTTACTTTATTAGAATGAACAAAGACTGTGTGGCATGTAGTCTATTCGCATTGGTTGGTAACCCAAGTCTTCGACAAAACGGCCTTTACACTCTCTAGCGCCCCTTCGGTCCATCCTTGGTATCTACTGACCACTTCTCCCACCACCAAGAGTCCCTTTTCTGGATGTTGGGCGGCCTTGACAAATGCATCTCTAGTTGTAATTCTACTAGAAGATTGATTTGTGGGTCGTAAGGGTTCGTAATAATGCGTGCCAATGGGCCAATAATAGTCCTTAATGGCGGTCAATTGCAGCGTTCCTTTGGGGATGCCGAGCGATTGTTCAAGTAAGTCACAATATAGGTCGCGGTTTTCGGCAGTATTTTCCAAATATTTCTTCAGCACCAGCGCATTTGCGTTATCACTATAGGCAATCATATAAACACCTTTGGCGGCGTTCATGGGAATTATTTTTTGCAGCGGACCGGGCACAATGGTATAATTCGGCACCACCTTTTTCATGATTTCGGCGGATTTTTTATTGAATTTGCCATACAAACGCAAAAAAGGTTGTCCGTGTATTTCTTGATACAAGCTATTTTTATCATTCGCTCCTGGCACCAATTTTTTAATGCCGCTTATCGTGGTGGCTAAAATCACTTTGTTCGAATAATATTTCGTTCCGTTGGCCACGCTAATTTCGAACAAACAGGGCTTCTCTTGGAGCTTTTTCAATGCAATTACATCACTCGAAAATTTGAAATGTTGTTTGCCAATTTTATTGTATAAGTTTTCTACCATCTCTTTCCAGGGTATATGAAGACCCGTCCACCCACCTTTATTGTCATCCATACCGTAATTATAAAGGGTTTCGACCAAGTCCGCTTTTTCATAATCAGTGTATCCCGCAGAAATGGCAAATTGTTTATACAACTTCTCTCCGAATATTTGAATAAAGGCATCTCGAAATGTTTTCCCCTTCAACTCCGGATGGGATTTTAACGCGGTTTTTAATTTATTGACAAAGGTAACAATGTCAAGAGGGCTAAAGAGTGGCGAATAATTCATAATGGAGTCGAATTTGTTGTATTTGACGCCGATTTCATTCATCAGCCGAATCAAAAGAGGGTTGGTATCTTGCCGCCCGATTCCTGCACCTGTAACGACTTCGGTGCCATAAAAGGTTTCATTACTGGTGCGTCCGCCTATCCATTGTCGTTTATGTTTTTCTAGAATTAAGAAGGTGGTTTCTGGAGCGATTTTTTGTATATTGTAAGCGCTATATAAACCGGCCATTCCACTTCCAATAATAATAATGTCGTATTGTTTCGCCATATACATTGTACATAAAATAAATCTAAAATAGAAACAAACAAAAAAACAAACAAAAAACAAAAAAAAACAAATAAAAAATATAAAAAAATTGATTGTAATTTACGTCTATAAATAAAATGAACCTCAAATACTATTACTATAAAATGTCACTCGCCTCCTGGATAAACCTTTATGAAGACCACCTTGTACCCCGCTTTTTGGCAACCAATCCAAATCCAAACCTAATAAATTATTTAAAAGAAAATAAACATATGATTGATTGGTCCAATTTATCAAAAAACCCAAATGCAATAGAAATTTTAAAAGAAAACAAACACTGTATAGATTGGAAAAATATATGTTTAAATCCACACCCCGAAGCTATCGAATTAATAAAAAACCACCACGCATATTATTTAAAACTTTGGCAAGAAAAAGGCCATAGAATTCCATATGATATGGTATTAAGTTGGAAAAATCTATCAAAAAATCCGTATGCAATAGATTTTCTGAAAGAAAACCCTGTATATACTTATTGGGCATTTCAAGAACCGCCTTATCACCCAAACCAAGACGATTATGATTATGAAAGCGAATATTTAAAAAATTTACGGCCTGATAACGAAATAAGTTGGGAGTCCTTATCAGAAAACCCTAAAGCAATTAAATTATTAAAGAAGAACCATGATAAAATAGTTTGGACTGCATTATCTAAAAATACCAGCAAAAGAGCTATAAAATTATTACGAGAAAATCCAAAAAAAATCTATTGGACTAATGCATCACAAAACCCTAGAGCCATAGATTTAATTGAAGAAAATTTAAACAAGGTTGATTGGAAACAAATGTCTAAGAACCCGAAAGCATTACACTTATTTGATGAAAACTATTATTCTTGCCTTTTTGAAGTTGACTGGTGTTATTTGTCGGCCAATCCTAGCGCATTACATTTATTAGAACAATACCGTACAAAAATAGATTATCGTTGGTTATGTAAAAATCCAAATGCGGCATTCTATTTGGAAGAAAATATAGAAGATCAATTTGACAAATTAGATTGGAACTGGTTATCCGAAAATCCTTGTATATTTGACGAATAATAATGAGTCGCTCTAATTGGAAAAAGTATATACATACGAATATATACTTTTTTCTATTTTTCACATAGGTTAGCCTCTGCTTCTACGCGTACTATTTTTTTTGGATGTCTTCTTCTTTAATTTTATAGTCCCTTTGCCTTTACAATTGAATTTACCACGTGTAAACCCCTTACTGTTTATGATTGTTTTGGTGCATATTCCAATCGCACGTGCTTCATGTAGTTTATCCACTTTTTTTATACAACGACATAATTTGGTAGCCAATAATTGTTCCGCGTGCATTTTGAGCAAACGTTTCGAATGTGGTATAGGTGTTTTATAGTAGTCTAAAATTTTTTTATAATCATTATTGGAGAGTTCAATCATATTTTGTTGGTGGGGTATTACTAATAGTAGTGAATATTTTATTTTTTCGATTTATTCGCTTCTTTTGCTTTATTCGCTTCTTTTGCTTTATTCGCTTCCAAAAAATGCACCCCTACCAATATTGAAATCCGTAAGACGTGTAATGACCTCCTCTTTATCCTTCATAATATCCTTAATCACATCCTTCATTGAAATCATACCAATAAATTTAGGGTTTTTCTCGTCAACAATCAACAAATGATGAATATTTTTAAAGGTCATTTTGTTCATACATGATTCTAAAGAGTCGTCTTTTTTAGCAACAATTACGTTATTTCCATATGTGCAAATATCCTTCACTTTTAAGTTGTCATAACTCTTGTTGTGTGCGACGACTTTATTGATATAATCACGTTGTGATAAGACGCCCACTAAGGATTCGTTTTTATCGGTAACGGCTAAACAGCCCACATTAAAAACGGTAAAGCGTGTAATCGCCTCCTTCAATGGTTGTTCCTCGTTGATTTTGAAATCAACTTTATAATAACACGATTTTTTGAACACACTACTTGCAGTAGAATTGGCGAATGAGACATTGGAAAAAGGTCTGGATGCTATACCAGATGATAATTGTAATAATCGTTTAGAAAACATATTATATATATGATATTAGGGAGTTCTTTTTAGGTATTTTTACCAATAAAAAATAAAAATACCTTAGACAATAAAAATACCTTAGACAATAAAAATAAGAAAAAAGAAAAAAGAAAAATAAGAAAAATGGCAAAATCTAAAAACTCGACATATATTAGGAATGAAAATTGTAGTATTTGATTTAGACGAAACGCTAGGCTATTTTACCGAATATGGTATATTTTGGGATAGTCTGGCCCATTATTTAAAAAAGAAAGACAAACCGCCTTTAACACAAAACGATTTTGACGACATATTAGATTTATATCCAGAATTTTTACGCCCCAATATAATAAACATATTAACGTATTTAAAAGGGAAAAAACAGTCGAATTGTTGTCATAAAATGATGATATACACCAACAATAGTGGTCCGCGTGAATGGTCTCAGCATATTATAAAATATTTCGAAAAAAAACTAAATTATAAATTAATAGACCAGTTAATCGCGGCTTTCAAAGTAAACGGTAAAACGGTGGAAATATGCAGAACCACGCACACGAAAACACATAAGGATTTAATAAAATGTACCAAAATACCTGCCACCGCCGAAATCTGTTTTTTAGACGACACCTTTTACCCTGAAATGGCAAATGATAATATCTACTATATAAACGTGAAACCATATTACTATGACCTGAAAATGGCTGATATGATACAAAAATTTAAAGAAAGCGCTGTCGGACAGAAAATATTAGATGACACTACTATAGATGCGGATTTTGAAGAAAACATGCTGGAGCACATAAAACTTTATGAATATGAATATATAAATAAAGATTCGAATGAATATGAAATCGATAAAATTTTGGGTAAGCAAATTATAGCGCATTTACACCACTTTTTTAACAAAACCAGAAAGTCTAAAACGCAAAAAAACAAACCGAAACGTGGTGTGAAAAGAAAAACTTGTCGAAAATATGAGTAAAGCAAGGAGTCATCGTGGTCATCGTCATCGTCATCGTCATCGTGGTCATCGTCGTCGTCATCGTCATCGTGGTCGTGGTCGTGGTCGTCGTCATCGTCAATATTGTTATTTGGTCGAAAAGTGTTCTCTTACGTCTTGAAACGTTTTCTGTACTTTTTCTTTGAGACTCATTACATAATCATTTAATGCGGTCGTGGTTAAAATAAACAAACCAGCACTAAATACAATCTTTCTATCTAAATTCGTAAAATTCTCTATTTTTCGGAAAGGATTGAACCGCCACAATAAAAATAAACAAATATATATTCTAACATAGTAATCCAAGTTAACTAAATATTGGGGGGCGGAACTAGAGAATCCAAAGAAAGACGCAAAAATTAAAATATATGAAATCGTAATAAAAATATCAAACATTCTTTCTTGAAACTCGTTCAATTTATGTAAAAATATCATATATATAGTTATGATATTTTTATTTGGGTTCGCGTTTTACTGGTTACCCTATTTTACACTTCTGTATCGTAAAATGTTAATGTTCGCGCGCTAGGGTCCTGCGCATCGGTATATTTTGGCATCCAAAAATACGGTAAAATATGGGCTGCATTTGGATAAGCAGCGTCAAAAATATTTTTATAATAGCGTTTTTCGGTTTCAATGGTGGGTTGATAAATATCCGTTTCTTCTTGGATGTTCATATGCAGCGCAATATATTCTTGTAAAATTTGGTACAACGAGCGCCCTCTAGAGCTGACACCATCACTAAACGCCTCCTTTTTCCTCCATAAAATATCCGATGGCAATATTTGTCTTCCACTATAGTCCGCAAATTTGGCATGCGAAAAACTATACCTTAAAAGAAACTTTTCAATACAATCGTGATGCGCGAGTTCGGCGTCAAATATGCTATAGGTGTCGTTGATAGCTTTCATATTCTTATGATTTCTAAAATAAGGCGGCATGGAAAGCACGAAGTTTACAAAACTGCGGTCCAAAAAGGGTGTACGCGGCTCTAGTCCGTGGGATGAAATGGATTTATCCGAGCGTAAAACATCGAACAAGTGAATATCTTTTAACAAGCGCCGCGTTTCCTTATCAAATTCAATGTCATCTGGACATTTGTTCATATACAAATAACCGCCCAATAGTTCATCCGAGCCGTCACCGTTAAAAATGACTTTGGCCTGTGAGTTCGCGGCAATATATTTGCCCAGTAAATAATTTCCAATACTTGCTCTAACCGTAGTGGTGTCGTAGCTCTCTATGGCTCGGATAACTTCTGGAATCGCTTCAAACATTTCTTGCTCGGTAACTACAATTTCGGTATGATTCGTGCCCAAATAATCGGCTACAATACGCGCATATTTTAAATCCTCTGAGCCGTGTAGGCCAATACTATAGGTTTCTAATTTATTGGGTAATTGATAATGATTGTAGAAATTGTTTACTAATGCCGCAATGAGACTGCTATCGAGACCGCCAGACAATAGACAAGCAATGGGTCTTTCCGTAGTGAGGCATCTTTTGGTAACGGCGGTGTTTAAATAATTCGCTATGTTTGCATATATGCTATGCAGTAGGATATCTTTCGTCTCACCATCTATTCGCCACGTATGCGAAAAAGAGGGGATAAAATAGGCGGTGTTTTCCTTTTCTGCTTCCCAAATGGAATCGACCATATTGGCGTGGTTGAATACACTATATGTTCCTGGTTTGAATTGTTCGATGGAATAGACATCGGGATTCATATTGTAAAATTCGGACAAACATTTCAGCTCTGAGGCGAAACCGAGTAATTGAAATGGTGCGCTTTGTTTATGGTGTTTTAAATAATACAGTGGTCTTACTCCTAGAGGGTCGCGTGCGACATATACTTTGTTTTGCAGGTCCGCTTTCAGGCGATTATCGTATAATATGAATGCATACACGCCGTCCAACATGTGTAAGGTTTGTTCTATTCCGTAGGATAGATACAAATGAATAATGACTTCGCAGTCGGAGCCGGTGGTGGGCTCTACGCCCATATATTTATATAATTGTTTGTAGTTATAAATTTCTCCATTGCATATCAAAACGATATCATTGATAACGAGTGGTTGATTGGACGCATCGTTTAACCCATTGATTGCCAAACGGTGAAACCCCAGCGTCATTTTCATATAACTATTGTCTAATTTAGAAAATTCTGGTCCGCGCCCTTGGCCCTTTATAAATTCATTGTGAATGACATCTGTATTTATATTATTACTATTTAGGAGAGCAAATATTCCGCACATTTATCTATAATAGTATATGTATAATCCTTTATATATTTTATACTATATTATTGTTTGTGGTATTTCTGGTATTTGTTGTGGTATTTCTGGTATTTCTGGTATTTCTGGTATTTCTGGTATTTGTTGTGATATTTGTGGTATTTTGTTATAAGGCAAATAAAATAATATATATGTATATCAATGAATCAACCAGACAACAGTCAACCCATTTGTAACTCAAAAATACACGAAGAAACCAATACCAGAATTTACGATAGAAATATTCCGTCTCATATGTTGCAGCCTTATTTAGATGTGCGACCAGTGATGACCAAATATTCGTATTTCCCAGTGGTAGACCCGCGCAAGTCAATTAGCGTACCATTGACACAAATGCCCACCTATAATGTTCATCAAACATTTAATCCTGGAAATTCGATGGCACCATGGTCTGGTTTTTCTTCTAATATAAATGTAGAATCGGAATTGCGAAACCAAATATACGCTCTACAAAAATGCAGTCAATCGGTGTATGTCCCAAACAGTAGTAGTGATTTATATAATTATAAATTTAAGACCGTGACTCAACCCAATCCACATCAACTATTGTTTCAAAATGAAAGTTTTGCGAGTTTTAACCCAAATCCGGATTCCAAAATGGTCGGCTCTGGAATGTTTTATAATAATACGCGTTCTCAGGTGCGCGATTTAACGAAACACAATTGCTAATTGTCTCGCACTATACTAGTAATATTTTATACATTTCTCATAAAATATTACGTATCACCACGTATCACATGTGTATATTTACTTTTCTACCACCACGTTTTTCACAATATTTCGAATAATCTTATCCTCTTTTTCCAGATCATTATCACCCGAACCACCCATGGATTCTATAATGAGCTTGTTGTATTTGTCGGAAACCTTCGAATAGGAATTGTTATACTCGGGGTTCTGTTCCTTGAATTTGGGTATTAAGCGTTGGTTTTTGGAAACGACTTTCTTTATCATTTTGCGCATTTTGCATTGTGATTCATCCTTTTCCCAAGTATTTTCATCTTTAATATAAATGGTTTCTCTCTTTTTGTCGGTGCAATGAATGGGGCGTTTGGTGATATCAAGTGCATTCAGGTTTTTCACAATGATATTCGAAATACCTTCGACAAAGCCCACTTCGCCGACATTTTCCAAGTCGCTCACTTGCAATTTAATAGATTCTACGAAATCATTAATATTCATGGCATCTTTACAGGTCTCGTTCAAGAAAAGGTTTAGGTTAAATGCTTTGTTGTGCGAGTTGGTATGTGTAGTATTGTGAGTTCCGTTTTCTATTACTTTCATCATCATATTTTTAAAATCACTTGTTTCCTTAATAAGCTCTGCGTTTTGTTTGACCAACATCAAAATAAGCTGGTCTTTATCATTAGTATTATCTTTAACTACTAAGCTGGTAGATTTTTCTTCTACGGTACACGTTTTTTGATGATACCATAAACTATTTCTTGCATTATAGTTTTTATGGCAATTTGAACATGTGTACTTTTTACTACTTTTGTCGACATTTTGTTCTAAATCGTTCAAAATCGTTCTATTTTTATGTTTTGTTGTTAACAAATGTTTATTATAATCAAACTGTTTGCTGCATGCATAATCACATACATTGCATACATATTTTAAGGCGGTTTTCGGCGACAGATTCATTCTAAATCGTTCTATTATATTAGAACAAAATAAATCGCCTAAATATTCCGCTATAAAAATAAAAATTTTATCGTCACAAAATAAAAAAATATTTTTTTGCGTCCACACCATAAAATTCAATTATGGTCTCACGATTTAATTTCGCATAAAGTATTTTGGGTTTTGAAAATTGGACAAAAAAAATGTCCAAAATCGATTTTCCCAAAAAAGTCTTCCCCAAAACATTTCATCGAACCTACATGTGAAGGGACCAAAAATCGCACATAAAATACATTTTCTCCTTCATTTTGTAGTAAATTTACTTTTCTACCACCACGTTCTTCACGTTCTTATCCTCTTTTTCCGCATCGTTGTGTGAATTTGTTGTGGTATTATGACTGTTAATACTAATTCCGTTTTCTATCACTTTCATCATCATACTTTTAAAATCAGTTATTTCCTTAATAAGTTCGGCGTTTTGGTTGACCAACATCAAAATAAGCTGGTCTTTATCAGTAGTATCATAAGCACATTTTACTTGATTATCAGGTTCACCTTCATCATTATCAGAATTCAACAAACATGTTTTTTTGTGTTTCCATAATCCTTGTCGATGTTTATATTCTTTTCCACATTTACAAAAATACGATTCGGAACTTTGTGGAACTTTTATGTAACTCGTAACGTCATCATGTGTAATCTTTTTGTGTTTATCAGTTGACATGTGTCTATCGTATTGACTTTTTCGAGACGTATAATAATCACATGTTTCACAGTAAAATTTGTAATCTTTTGATATTTCAATACCCATAACTTTTTTACAATGTTTTTGTGTTTGATTATGAACATCTAATAACTCTTGGTTTTGCAAGCTTACCTTACATGTTTCGCAAAAATGTTCGGTTTTCACTATGGGTTCTGGAGCCTCTATTTGTTTAAATTTTGGTTTTGGCAATGGTTCTAAACTATTTAAGGTTGCATTTAATGAAGTGAAATACTCTTGTTCTTTTATCCTTGCCTCATAATGGTCATTACACTTAAAAAATGCGACTATTTCCATAACCCAATTATCCCAACCTCCATTAGCTCTTATAGTTTTGTATAATTTGCAATTATAATTACTCGATTTTTCATTTATACAACCCTGTTTATGACCATGTTTTCTTTGTACAAAATTTGTAGTATGACCAACATATAGGTCGGTAATTAGTGGGTCTTTACAAGTTATTTTGTAAATAACCGTATTTGAATAATCAATTTCCGTTTTAGGCATTCTATATACATATTAAAACATTTTTATATTTATATTAAAATAATATTAACAATATTTCTCAAAAAAGTCTTCTCCAGAACATTTGTTCATCGAACCTACAAGTGAAGGGACCGAAATTCCGTCAAAAATGCGAAGTCTCCTACATTTTGTAGTGAAAATGGGTTGTTTTCATTGGAAAATTTTATGGTAGTATAGTAGTAAAATATATGTCCGAAGCCTTGCTAAACCAGATTACGTTAGACTGTCTACTGAATAAAGACATGTTCAACAAACATTTACGAAATACACAAACCACCCAAATAAACAAAGAAGAGCGCAAATTTTATCGCAAACGCATTCACCATTTATTCACGAATGTCATGAATGGAAAGCCGCCCAAAGATTTAGCACCAGATGTCAAATATGCTTACGACACCTTTGTCAAAAATGCCATCCAATATTTCAAAATCATTGACAACAATGATGCAATACAATCCAAATACGACGGTTTCGACTTTTCACTAGATGCCAGTAGTAGTGAAACAATAACGTCGCTTAGTTTAGGCGATTCTACCGCGGATTCATTGTTGATGCGTTCAATAAAAATAAATGCGCCTACTCTAGATAAATATGTGAAGCGGAAAAGCACGAAACAATGTGAACAAAAGGACAGCAATTGCTAAACGGAGTAACGGAAAAACGGAGTAACGGAAAAACGGAGTAACGGAAAAACGAAGTAACGGAAAAACGGAGTAACGGAAAAACGGAGTAACGGAAAAACGGAGTAACGGAAAAACGGAGTAACGGAAAAACGGAGTAACGGAAAAACGGAGTAACGGAAAAACGAAGAAGAAAAAGAAATAGAAATAAAAATAATATCACCAATATTTATGAAGACAAAAACACAAAAAAGACACCAATCAAATAATATACATAATATAAAACATTCTAGCAAAACAAGGAAACGTCGCAGCAGTCGCAAGACTCTCGTAAAGGTCAATTGCAGCCCCAAAGCCAAAGGCGAAATCAACGACTTTACCTGTTATACCAACAAATCCTTATATAAATTGCGCGACCTGTGGAATGCTAGACATCCAGACGGCAAAATCAAAACCAGCTCGCCGAAGGAAATTCATCGCCAAATAAGCGAACATTTAAGCGGCGTTTGCAATAAAGAATCGTGTTGGTTAAAACAAAAGGCGGATTTTGGTCATGTGATGGAAAGCGATATGGCCGACTCATTTGCGCCAGAATCGCCGCCAGAATGGAAAAAAAATCCGCACGAATGGTTATCTAGCATTGATATTATGAATGTGATGAAACAATATGAAAAAGCCTACAAATGTTTCGATTTTATAGGACCCAGTCCTATCGATTTTGACACCAGAAAGCTATACGGCGAATGTGTGTGGGACGAATTGTGTAATTTTAGCATTAAAGAACAAATGAAACAAGGTAAAACCAAGATTGGTATTATATTCAATACGGACCCCCATTACAAACCAGGCCAACACTGGATATCGATGTTTATCAATATTAAAAAGAAGAAAATATTTTTCTTTGATAGCACTGGCGATAAGGCACCGCGTGAAATAATGAAACTGGTGGAACGTATTCAGGAACAAGGACTGAATTTGGACAAAAAAATAAAATTCAAATTTGATAGCAATGAAGGTATCGAGCATCAATACGGCAATACGGAATGTGGAATATATTCGTTATTTTTCATAGTGCATATGCTGGAAGACAAGATGACGGAGCATTATTTGAAAACGCACATTTTAAAGGATGAATATATGAATAAATTTAGACGCGTTTATTTTAATGATCCACTCTAATCCACCTTTGGAAAAGGTGGAGCCAAAGCTCCACTGGAAGTGGAGCAAAAAACATCTTTTCACTTTTAGGCAATACCACTTTCAGCTCAGCTTTGACTCCACATATACTTTTAGAAAAAGTATAACAAAATTTTTGGCTCTTACTTCGTTATAACCTTTCCAAAGGTGGATAAGGTTTTTGCTCCGCAACGGCTTAAGCTTCGCGGAAGTCCCTTTAGACTTTTCCCAAAAGTGGATTTTTGGCTCTTACTTCGTTATAACCTTTCCAAAGGTGGATAAGGATTTTGCTCCACTTTTTCAAAAGTGGATTTTTGGCTCTTACTTCGTTATAACCTTCAGCGAAGCACCCTTGGTTTCCAAAGGTGGATAAGGATTTTGCTCTTACTTCGTTACAACTTTTTCAAAAGTGGATTTTGGCTCCATCTTTCTTAAAGGTGGATAAGGATTTTGCTCCACTTTTTTAAAAAGTGGATGGATTACTTTTTTTGTATAAAATAATATCTAGTATTATTTTATAATGTCAACACTTACATTTGACTACGTCACTTACACTTTGAATAGTGTAGATTTTACCGCATCTGTTACCGGAAACGCTTTAGAGGGTGTTACAGATGTAACAATACCTCCAATTATTTCGGATGATGGTGTATTATATACCGTCACATCGATAGGTAAT